CGGTATGGGATTTTTTTTTAAATAAATACATAAATATTTTTTTATATAATTATTTATACATATTTTTACAAAAGAAACAAAAAAACATTTTTATCACCACTAAATTTTAACAAATGGAAAAGAACATTTACACCGTGATGTATTTTGGCAATGCTAAAAGGTATCAAGATTTATGCGAAGAAGTGGCTGCCTACTCTAAGCGGCACGCAGTTGAACAAGTTTATTCAAAAATGCGAAATGAAGATTACTTTCCTGAAGATGAGTTTTCATGGGGAGGACTTGTTAAAGATTGCGACGGCAATGTGATTGCAGATGCACACGACGAAACTATCGAACATGACGGAGGATATTTTTACGCTGAATATTTAATGGATTAATCATGAAAGAGCCAATAATTGAGACTTATGTCCCACAAAATAAACGTTTACCTTATCAAATAGCTGGAGCCGTTGGCGTTGCTTTTGTTATTGGGTTGATTTATTCCCCAATTAACACCCAATACAATTATACTTCCTTTATTCCCATCATTCAAAAAGATACGATTTACGTTCACAAAATTACGTCGCTTACTATCCAGGGCAAAGATGAAAAGAAGAAAGTTGATGAAAGTGCCTACGGATCTCGTTCCTACGGCTGGGAGGTGCGCAAGTTATCCGGTGAACAGTTAAGGCAAACATTGGAAGGTAGAGGCTTCAGGAATTTAAAAGGAGTTGACAGGTCTAAGCTTCGTCGCATATACCTTGCTTATTGTTATGAGTCAATGCTTATGAATGTACATTTATTAACCGACTTTCCTGTATCCATGATTTATTCCTTTTTTATCATTGAGGCAACGTCTCAGGGAGTTGAAACTGAACTTTGGCGAAAGCATGCCAACGCTGGAGGAGTTAAGGCCCTTAAAGGTCACGACTATGTGACTTACAAAACACGCGAAGTTATCAGAGGCAAAAACAAGTTTATTAGGGCTAAATTTATGAGTGCCGAAACCACCGAAGAAGGTATGAAGCTTTGGGCAGGTGTTTTAAATTCTGGAAGGTACGCGGCTTGCAAAAAGGCAAATTACAGGATGAAAGGGATAAGGTTGTACGAATCTATTTGTAAATGTGTTTATAAATCAGGATACCACACAGACACCGACTACAAATTTAGAGCGTCATTAATGGCTGAATACTGGCAAATCAAACGAGATAACTTTCCTTTAAAGAAAGAATACAATCAATTTTAAACCAAAAAAACAAAAAACAAATGGAAAAGAATTTCACTAACACTCAATTTCGATGGACTTTCGAAAGCATATCGGATAATATTCCTACTATTATGCTGATAACTATCCTTTTGACGTATGGCATAAATGCCTACCTGACTGCGATATTTTTACCCTTAGATTTTTGGTTAGCTATCATAGCAGCCTCAATTCTTCAATTAGGGCGATTTGCCGTCGTTTTCATGGACTTTCTAAATCCTACTAAAGGTAGAAGTACTTACCCACCTAAAATAGCATTAGGCGCGACGATTGTGGCTTTAATAGAAATATTCTTTGGATTGCAAGAACATTACGAAGCTGGAGAATTTATAACTATGTTTTTATTCGTTGGAACTATCATTGTTTTTGGGTATCTTTTGGAAATAAACTTTGTAGATAAAGGAGTTGAAGCCTACGGAATCAATGAGCCAAAAATTATAAAGCGTAGAAGAAAGCGCAAAACCATTGTTGAAATAAATAATGAAGATGCACCTAAAAATTTTAGAAGAAATATTACTTCATTTCAATTATCACTATTTTGAGAACCTATATCGGAGTTGACCCAGCAATAAGAATAAACGGAATGGCAGCGTGTTTTATTAAGCCAAACAAAGAAGTTGAATTTAAAAAATACAAAAGGTTTGTAGATTTTTTGGAAGATTCTTTTCACTGGCATAAAGATTATGAAAACGTTATTGTTTTAGTGGAAGATAGTAGCCTTCAAAATGTAACCTTTAATTCTTCCATTAATCGCGCTATCCTTTCCCGTATATCCAGAAAGGTAGGCATGAATCAAGCAGCTTCAAGAATAGCTTATGAATGGATTAAAGAAAATGGCTGCGAAGCTTATAATATTTCACCTTTACAAAAAGGGAGTAAATGGACAAAAATATCATTTATGAAAGTCTTTCAGAACGAAGGCTACAAATTTGAACCAAATTTTAAACCAGCCAAAATAAGTCAGGATGAAATAGACTGTTTTACTCTTGCTTTACAGGCTAAAAATTACCAAAAACATGAAAAAAAATAGTGAAATGATAGATGGTATTAGTGTTGCTACATGGAAGGAAATTGAAAAAATTTCTAAGCAATATCCAAAACCTATCAGATATGCCGAAGGAACGCAAGCAAAATTATTTATGCTTAAATTTTACCTTGAACCTTTAATGAAAGATGAAAGGGCACCAATGGACATGATGGAATCAGGAAGAATGATTACGATAGCGTACAAAATTTATAAAGAATCAAATGGAGATAATGTTAGAGATTTAGCATTAACTTTATTAAAGAAATATATAAATTAGGTTGATTACATTTTGTTAATTAGTGGTAATAAGAGGGGTAACATTTACGTTATCCCTTTCCATTTTATAAAATTATACCTATTTTTTCTGCATAATCAGATACGGCCCTAGCATGGCATAAAGCTAATTTCTTTTGAAAATCTGCATCAAACATTAATTTAGCATCATGATAATTAGTAAAAAAACCGTTTTCCGATAAAACTGAAGGCATATTGGTTTGGGTTAAAACATAAAATCTATCCTCCTTATCGTGATCTCCATCCGTTAAATCTGCCCTAAAAATCCAATTAGGAAAACTTTGTTTAACTTCTTTAAATAAAAGTTCTGCATATATATCTGATTTGGTTTGTCCGGGCGAAGTAAATACCTCCCATCCTCTAGCACTTTTATTTTCCGCTGCATTACCGTGAACGCTTAAATACAAAGATGCCTTATAATTCTTAGCCGCAAAGTTCGCTTTATTTACTCTTTTGGTTAATGATGTGTCTAAGACTTCATCATAAACCTTCATTGTTATAAAGCCCCAGTCATTCAAATATTGTTCAATATATTGCACAACGGCCCGATTAAACACACCTTCAAAAAACCATCCATAGGAATGAAAGCTGCCATTATTGTGTTGCGTACATTTAGCAGGATGGGTAGTATAACCATTAGGTAATTTTACCTTAGGATTAATACCTCCATGACCAGCATCTAAAAAAATACAAAATTCATTTTTATTCATAATTTACAATTTTAAAGGGAGGCATAAATCAATACACCTCCCTGAAGCCGCATAAGGTAGCGAATCTGTTTGCGCCTATAATTTAAATCCGATGAGGGAAAATGCTGCGGAAATTATAGAAAATTTTGGCGGTAAACTAACCGAAATCTCTTTCCCAGCACATTCGCGGCTTGTTTCTTTAATCTTATCCCAAATGATTTGAGCCAGTTGGATATATTGCCTCCATGTGAACTTGACTTTATTACCTTCCATAAAAATGTTCACCTCTCCTGCTAGCTCCGCAAAGTTCATTGAGTAACAAGCTATATCGCCAAGCGGTGACTTTACTGTGTCTGCATTTTTTAAGGCTTCTTTTAAATTAGTCTGCATATTATTTATTTTAACGATTAAAAAAACGTGTGATTAAAACGCCTAGATTTACACCTGTTATGCGTTTTATATTTTCCGAAATGGAATATAACTCCACCGTTGCAATTAAAAACGCTGCCATGTATGTAATGTTGAAAGGAAGGCTAAAAGTATTTCTTGCACCTTCAAAAATAAGGATAGCACAAAAATAAACTACTATTTTTTCTATGGTACGATAAAGTCCACGACTATTTATCTTTTGCCCTTCCTTCTTTGCCGCAATGATTCCAGTTGCCATGTCAGCAAAAACAACGAATACACTAAATATCAAAAATCCCTTAATAGGAACAAAAAAGCTAAATATCCATCCGCAACAAATGGCATACGTTATTTTCTCCCATCCAAGGTGCAAAAGGTTTATTAAGGTTGCTTTCATTATTCAAGTTTTATTAATCTCACATCACCATCCACGGTTGCAAATTTGCCATCAGCATATTTATACAAGTCGTATTTAATACCGTTAAAGGCAAAGGAAACTTGATTGGTAAATGTAGATAAAAGTAAGTTGGTTGAAATGGTGTACACTTTGCCGTTGTCTGGGTTGAAGATTAAACGCTTGTTGTTGTTTAACTCAATAACACCATCAATGATTT